GGAACAGCACCGTCACAAACAACAACATTTTTAGCTGGTATGGGAGATGGTGTGCTAGTCCAGTATACATCATCAACTGGGAATACATATTCATTCATTGGTGAATCTGGAGTTGTTCCAGCAGACAATGCTGCGACAAGCACTTATTACTGGGCAGTAACTGGTACAGCTGCTACAGATGCAACTAACTTTGCATCAAAAGCTCAAACAGTTTTACCATCGACTGAAACATTTAGTGCGGGTGCTGCAGCTCAAGTATACTTTACATCATCAATTATATCGAATGCTGTACCAGTAGCTACAATCAAATCTGGTTCAACAGCTGCAGTTCCATCAGTTAATGGTGTTGCATCTACTAGTTCGTTTGACACCACTAATACTGGTGTACCGAATTCAGGTTCAACTACTGCAGTATTTACTAAATCATTCAACATCAAAACATTTGGTGATGGATCTATTATGAACAGTACTCCAGCAGCTACTGGATCAAATGGCATTCTTACTACTACTGGTACAAAGGACAATCTAAGATGGGAAGTTTCAACAATCAACGAAAAGAAGGGAACATTTACACTTCTTATTAGAAGAGGGAATGATACATCTAAAAGAAAAGCTATACTAGAAACACACAGTAATCTTTCACTTGATCCTACAGCTACGAATTACGTTGGTAAGGTAGTTGGTACACAATTCAATGCTTATGACTTCAATAATAACATTGTAGTTAACTCTGGAACATATCCGGCAAGATCTGCTTATGTTTATATAGAAGAAGCGTCTATCGCCAAAACACCAGACTACTTAGATGATAATGGAGACATCTCAGATACAACTCAAACAGGATCTCTTCCTCAAGTATCTAATGGATCATTCCAAGGAGGTAGTGATGGTACAGTTGCTCATCCGAAGAATTTCTATGAAGCTATTACACAAACTAATATGCAAGGACTCAACTTAGGTACTGGTCAAGATGGTGAAACTGCTTATACTAATGCAATCAATTTATTATCTAATCAAGACGAATATGATATCAATTTAATTTTTGCTCCAGGTGTTAATTCAAGTCAACATCCAGGTACAGTAACAAAATTAATCACAATGTGTGAGGAACGTGGTGACTGTATGACTATTGTAGATCCAGTAGGACATGGTTCAACTATAGCAAGCGCAACTGCAGAATCTTCAGTGAAAGATAGTTCATATGCTGCAATGTATTGGCCTTGGGTACAAATAGCTGATAACGTTACTGGTAAATACGTTTGGGTTCCACAATCAACTGTGATGCCTGGTATCTATGCATTCAACGATAAAGTATCTGCAGAATGGTTTGCACCTGCTGGTTTAAACAGAGGTGGACAAGAAACTGTTATCCAAGCGGAACGTAAATTGACTCATGCAAATAGAGATACAATGTACGAAGAAAACTTGAATCCAGTTGCTACATTCCCAGGAGAGGGAGTTGTTGTATGGGGTCAGAAAACACTACAGAAAAAAGCTTCAGCATTGGATAGAGTAAATGTAAGAAGACTATTAATCAACCTTAAGAAATTTATTGCCTCTACATCGAAGTACTTAGTATTCGAAAACAATACTGATGCAACAAGAAATAGATTCCTTTCAACTGTTAATCCTTATATGGAATCAGTACAGCAAAGACAAGGTCTTTACGCATTCAAAGTAATAATGGATGAATCAAATAATACACCAGATGTTATCGATAGAAATATCCTTAAAGGTGATATATTTATTCAACCAGCAAAAGCTGCTGAATTTATCGTAATTGACTTTAATGTGATGCCAACTGGAGCAACTTTTAACGATTAATGATATTTATATTAAATAACAAGGAGAGACAATAAATGGCAAACTTAATAGACCCAACTGAAATGATGTTCACAGCATTCGAACCTAAGCAATCGAATAGATTCGTAATGTATATGGATGGTGTACCATCTTACTTAATCAGAAAAGTCAATAGACCTAAATTCACAACTACACCAGTTGATATCAAACACATTAATGTTCAACGAAGTGTAAAAGGAAGAACTGTTTGGGGTGATATATCACTAGAACTATATGATCCGATCGTACCTTCAGGAGCACAAGCTGTAATGGAGTGGGCAAGACTACACCACGAATCAGTAACTGGTAGAGACGGTTATGCAGATTTCTATAAGAAAGATTTAACAATCAATGTACTTGGACCTGTAGGTGATAAGGTAGAAGAATGGTCACTTAAAGGTGCATTGATCATAGATGCTGATTTCGGTGAATTATCTTGGGAGAATGATGGTGACGCAATGTTTATTGCTTTAACACTTAAGATAGATTACGCAATACTACAATACTAATAATCTAAGTATTATACATAATAAAAGGGGAGCATTAATTGTTCCCCTTTTTCTTTTACCTATATATTTATATACACTAACAGTTACAGATTAACAACAAAGAGAGTTATTATATGTCACAATTAAGTGAAGACTACCCAGGAAAAGATTTGTCTATCGACGAATTAAAATCAAAACTACAAGCTGATGCGAATGTTGATACTGCTAAAGCCAATAAATTCCCAACAGAAATTATAGACTTACCTAGTAAAGGATTATTGTACTCCAAGAATAACCCATTATCTACTGGTAAGGTGGAAATGAAGTACATGACAGCTAAGGAAGAGGATATACTAACTTCTCAGAATCTTATCGAAAAAGGATTAGTGATAGATATGTTACTTAGATCTCTATTGATTAGTAATGGAGAAGGTAAGAAGGTTAATTACGATGACCTAGTATTAGGTGACAAAAATGCTATTATGGTTGCAGCAAGAGTATTAGGTTACGGTGCTGATTATCCAGTGGAATTCAATTGTCCAAAATGCTCATCTAAAATTACAGATAGTGTCGATCTAGCAAAATTAGATAATAAAGATGTTGAAATAACAGCTGAGCATAGTAATGTGTTTGAATTCAAGTTACCATTAAGTAAGAAGACATTATCATTCAAGATACTTACTCATGGAGATGAACAATCCGTTGAAGCTGAAGTTAAGAGAATGAAGAAGAAATCATTATCTAAAAACATATCTTTCGATTTAACTAGTAGATTGAAGACCATCATTGTAGCTGTTGATGGAGACGAGTCTAAGAGTGGAATAGATAGTTTTGTTGAGAATGAATTCATATCTAGAGACTCATTAGCATTCAGAAAGAATTTAGATACAATAACGCCGGATGTAGATATGTCACATTACTTCGATTGTGATAGTTGTGAATTTGAGGGATCCGTGGGGATTCCGATGACTGTGGACTTTTTTTGGCCTAGGGTCTGAATACCGTCCTATTCTACATAAGCAAATTTTTGAGCTCGTTTACCATAGTAATGGAGGGTTCAGTCACGATGACATATATACCTTGCCAGTATACCTACGTACATTCTACTACAGACAACTAGTTAGTCAAAAGAAGGATGAAAAAGCACAGATGGATAAAGCTAATAAAGGACAGAGTACAAACTCGAAACCTAAGGTCCCATCTTTCGCAAAACCTCCTGCCAAGTGATATTTATATTAAACTAAAATAGTGAGATATACCTATGACAAAAAACCAAGGAAAACGATTGGCAGAAGCAATCCGCAATCGTCTTAATAATCACGGAAACTTAAATGAAGGTGTTATTGATTCGGTAGTATCTCATATTACAGATATACTATCGAAATCATCAAGTAAAAGAATGAAACGTGAACTAGCTGACTTAGCTAAATCTTCGACAGAAGGTGCAAAGGCTGTTGATTTTTACTTAAAAGCAAGAAAGAATGCTTATAACAATTTATCAAGGGCAGAGCGCAAGCTACAAGCTATGGGTATTAGTTAAACTAAATGGCAAGTACTGATGACAATATAAATGCTAATTTAAAATCTAGATTAGAAGCTTTTAAAACTGAGAAGTTAATTAGTAGTGTATTACAAAAGCAGAAAGAGACTATGGGTACTCTTATATCTACTGCTGAGAAATTAAGATCAATTACAGATAAGAAATACCAAACTGCTAAACTGGAAGGATCATTAGCTACTAAACTACTATCTCAAAAGGAAGCAATTCTACAAATAGCTGAGGATGAAGCAATCGCTTCTAATGCATCTGTTAAGGCAAATGCCAAACTCATTAAAACATTAGAAAAGCATAAGGAAAGGCAAGATAAACTGAATGCAGTTACCGATAAATTCAAGAATATGTGGGAGGATGTTACAGAGGTAATACAGGATCCCAAAATGGCAGGTGGTTTATTCGCGATTGCAATGGGTAACGAATTAGGTAAGATTAATGGTAAGTTGATGGAAACTAAAGATAATCTATCTTTGTCTCACGAGCAAGCTTACTCACTAGGTCCTGCATTGGCTAGCGCAAACATACAAGGAGCATTACTAGGAGTAAGCTCAAAAATGACTCAGGGTGCAATGGAAGGAATGTCTGAATCCATGCACAGAGTAGGTCAGTTGACTGGAAATCAAGTGGCGCAGGTTGCTAAGCTATCTAAAAGTTTAGGTGTTAGTGCTAAGGAAGCTGGAAATATGGTTGGTCACATGATGCTTGTGGGGAACCATACAGTAGAATCTGCTAAGGCATCTCTAAAACTTACATCTAATTTAGCAAAAGCAGCTGGTCTACCTGTCGGTAAAGTGATGAAAGATGTTGCTAGTAACATGGAGTTGACTTCTAAGTTCGGTAACATATCAGTAAAAGAACTTGGTAAGATGGCTGTTGAAGCCGCCAAGCTTGGAACGTCGTTATCTGAAATGTCTGCTTTAGGTGATAAGCTATTAGATATAGATGCAGCAAGAAATGATGCAATGCAACTATCGGTTCTTTTGGGTAGAAGTGTAAATGTAGATAAAGCTCAGCAATTAATGTATGCAGGTAAAACGGGCGAGGCACACAAAGAATTACTTTCTCAGCTTGGTGGAATCGATGCATTTAACAAAATGGATTACTACCAGAAGAAAGCTGCTGCTGACATGATGGGCATCACTACTGGTAAACTTGAACAACAATTAAATCTATCAGCAGGATTAAATAAAGAAGGAAAAAAGAAAGGCTGGTTGGATGGTAAGTTAGTATCTGATGCTGTTGGATATGGAAAAGTATTGAAGGATAATGCTGCATCTTTGATGGCAACAGGAAACCTTCTTAAATCACTAAGTAAAAATGCAGGTGGCTTCTTTGGAGGATTGAAGGATGCAGGAAGTGGAGCAAAAAGATTATTTAAAGCATTTAAAGGAGGTGGCTTTAAGGGAATGAAAACTGCTATGAGTAGAATGGGTGGTGGTGGCGGACTTATGAAAAAAGTTACCGGAACTGGAGGAGAAGCAGTAGATAAAGCAAAGGGGATGGGTGATAAGCTAAAAGGTGTGAAGGGAACAGGAAAAGAAGGTAATGTAATATCAAGATTCTTTGATGCTTTCAAAAAAGTAGATTGGTCATCAATTCTAAAAGCAATTGTAGGTATGGCTGGAATGGGAATTGCTTTATATGCATTTGTACCACCATTTAGAGCATTTGCAGAAATACCTGTTAATGGTATACTAGCAGGAATTGGAACGCTACTAGCAATGACATTAGCAATGAAGGTAATGGGTAAAGCAACTGGTAGTATACTAAAAGGTTCGATAGCAATGGGAATCTTGGGACTTGCTTTAATACCTGCTGCATATGCTTTCGGATTATTAGGAGATGTAGATCCAATGGCTATGTTAGCATTTTCAGGGTCACTAATAATACTTGGATTAGCTGCAGCAGGATTAGGATTTTTAATAGGTCCAATTTTAATGGGGTCTATTGCATTACTAGCGGTAGGATTAGCAATCATTCCTGCAGCAAAAGCATTTGGAATGTTAGCAGGAGTTGATGCTGAATCTATGATAGGCTTTGGACTTGGAGTGGGAGCATTGGGAATAGGACTGATAGCATTGGGGACACCATTAGCTCTACTTGGTATACTTGGTATGAAAGGCTTATCATTAGTATTACCAGGATTTACTGGTGCACTTGGTCTTATACCTCAAAATTTGAACATGATAGAATTTGCAACTGGTGTAGGCTTGCTGGGAATTGCTGGGATAATGTTGATTCCTGCGGCATACGGCTTTGGTTTAATGGCTATCGCAATGACAGCATTTGCAGCATCATTATTACTATTGGTACCACTACTTCCTGTAATATCGGTTCTAGGAAGATTGGGAATGCCAGGATTTGGTGGTGGAGAAGAAGGAGGTGGTGGAAGTGGCGGTAAAGATGGTGGCAGTGATGAAATATTAGATAAATTAGATGAACTAATATCTGTTATTAGATTGGGTGGTAAAATAGAAATGGACGGTAAAGCAGTTGGTAAAGTAATCCAACTAGCATCGGGACCTATAGGAACATAATATATGGCATTTAATTTTAATAGCTTAGAAGAATACTACAATAATAGTAGCCACACTGTACACAACGTGGTTGGTAGACCGGTTGGAAAACAGCCTGCAGAATTATCTTTATTCCCCGGATTGAATCCATCCGACAGAATACCAATGTTCGGTGCTGGATCAACCGAAGACAGAATACAACATCTAAATAATAATCAAAGTGGATTCATTGGAATATCTGGGAAACCAGGTGAACCTATGCAATTCCTTATGAGTCAGAAATTACCAGTCGGTGGTTCTTCATATCAAACATTCAACAGATTCCTATATCATAAAGACATGGCAACTGTAGAAAGAAATGGTATGCTTATTCCAGCTCAGAGTGCAAGACGTAAATTGGGTAATGTTCTAGCTGATGGCGATATTGCAGATAAATTCTATAAGAAGATAGGTGGGAATAGTTTCGTAGATATTAGAACAGAAGCTAGAAGAAACAACCCTAGAACACCTCTATGGCTTGCTCAGCCGTTCGTACAAAGAGGTATACAAAGGGGGAAGGATAATCCTAAGGGATTACTAGAAAGAATAAACTGGTTAACTGCTCCTGTAATAGATACAGTGAGAATTGCTAAGTGGATGGTTAGTCCTAAGGGATTACTATTTAATGCTAAACAGTTTGGACTGCAAGCTACTAACCCTAAGATGGAGTACGGTATTCCAATCCATCCAAACAGAATATACAATCCACTTGCTTTAGCTTTACAAGTACCATTAACTATGTTTGGTGTACACATGGATAGACATTTCGGTGGTCCATTAAATACTATAGCAATTAGATACGAACAAAATTCTAATCAATTAGTGAATCATGAAGTTACATATAAGACTAGAAATAGACTTGTAAAATTAGGTAAGGAAATGGAAGTTGGATTATTTAAGAAATCTGGATCAAGTATAACGCCACCCAAGATAAAGGGGTTGATGAAGCTATACACTAAGTTCACAGCATTGATGGGTAAACTTAGAGGAACTGGAGAGCCTATCAAAACATTATCCGGAATTATGGGTCCTCATTCATTCTTTGGTATCGGTCAAAGTACAATGTTTAAATCTACTTCCGGTACACCTGCAAAACGATATTTCTTACAAACACCAGATGAACCGTACAACAAAACGGGTGCAACTAATCATCACGATTCTGACAAAATATCAGAAGCATCGAAGGGTAAAGGGAAAGATTTAAAAGACTTCACACTAGAA